TTATTAATTAAAACGATTTTTTCTTGTGCTTGTAATGCACTAGGGGGTTCACGTTCTGCCGTTAATGTTGTTATTGGTCTTGGTTCTATTGTTTCTCCATCTTCAATAAACGCATATTTTTCATTTACATAACTCAATGCAGTTATCGCATAATTAATACCTTCTGATTCTTGTACAGTTATTACTCTGAACTTTTGAGCCTGAACTGTATCATCTTGCAATAACCAGACTGTATTAACATTTGGAGTCTGAGAAAAAGCAGAAGATACTGTTATGACTGCACCTGAGATACTTGATACTGACTTACTTTCAACAGTTCCATCAGGTAATATTACACTTAAAATTGGATTATTTGTTGTTGGTAAATCAGTTGCAGTAGTATCATCTACTGTTATTTCGGTCGTTGTAGCGGAACTTACTCTTCCACCTCTCCTAAGGCCAGAACGTACAGGGTCAGCTATATCTATAACTGCACCCGGTCTTACTATAGATCCACAATCTATTGATGTTTCAAATGCAACTATTTCAGACTCATTTTGCTCACTGAATAACATTGCTTTACCTAGCCTGCGTGCTTGTCCTCTGCTAGTGCAAGCAAATGCTTTTACTCTTTTTACAATGACTCCATATTTTGCTATCGCATCATCATCTTCTACAAATTCATAATCTACATCACGCAGATCCATGTCATAATATGCAACTGATATAACAGTATTTCTTGTTTTTAAACCGCTTCCTGAGTAGTTAAAGCCTTGTTCTGTGACGTTAGCTAAATTAAATAAATAAGACGCATCCTTTGGACTATCCTGTGTAAGCTGTATCGTTCCAGCAGACCACAATGGCATACATCTCATTACACCAGCCAACTCATTTATTAATCCATATGCTTCAGATGAAGATTGTATAACAACATTGCAACTAAATCTGGCTTCTTGACCTCCAAATCCATCATCAACCAATGTATTTGCAAATTTACTTGCAGTAACAAAAGAAAACAAATCTAATGAACTTTCTGTTATATGAGTGCCAAAACCATATCTAGTATTTGTAAGTAAATCTAAAAGTATCATTGCTGGACATGAACACCATTGGGCTGCACCTAATACTCCATTAAAAATATAACCATCAGGATAAATAATACGACCTGTTGTACTATCTACTGTTGGTGTGCCAGAACTGTTTGCACCTGCACCTGGTATTTTTACTTTTATTCCTCTAATTTTAAATTTACGAGAAGGTGCAGAACTAAACGACATAGAATCTACGCGTAAAGCAGTATAAGCACTATTTAAATATTTATTATTGTCATCATTAATTTCAGCAAGAGTAGTCCACTGAAAAGAATTCTGTAAATTAGAATCTGTGCTATCTTCTGTTATTCTTGTTACCCTTATATCAACAGGGAAGCTTCCGTTTATATCTATCCTATATTCTTTTTGATAAGCGTCTGGAGTTCTACCTGTAACCGTATCTGTAATAATATCAGTAAAACCACCAGAATTATATTGAATTGAGATTTTTAACTTTATACTTGAACCTAATAAATCACCTTTATCTGTTGCTTTTTGTATCTGAGGAAAAGTTAATGTAACTTTTGCAGCGTCAACTGTTGTACTTGTAATTGTTCTTGTAACAGGAGTATCTTTTGTAACTTCAACTCCAACTGCGGTAAGAGATGAACTATTTTCTACACCAAGTACTCTTTCTTGATCTGAAGTTCCAAAACGTATTCTTAAATCATCTTTAGTTACAGCAAAATTAAAATCGGATGATTGTGGATTAGCTGAATCTGCTGTTGATTTTAAAACAGGCGTTTCATTCAAAAAAATATCTTTTAAGGCTGCATTTGTATATGCGTCTGTACCTCTTGTTCTGCCTTCTTTTGATGGTGAAGCAAAACCTTCTATTTCTCCTTCAGAAATCAAATCAAGAAAAGTGGCAAACTGTCTACTATGTAAAGTATCAGGAGTTCTTGTAGGTTTAGGTCGTTGTGAGGCAGCAGGGTTACTAGGAGATGGTACTTGTTGTATAACAGTTCGTACAGGTTGACCGCCACCGCCACCAAGACTACCTCTAATAATTTTTGGTTGTTTTTTGTTCGTCATGCTCTTACCTGATCTGTGTCTAATGCTCCACTAATAACTATAGAGCCAGTTATTATTTCACCATAAACTAAAGGCACTGGAACGCCAGCCCTACCTGTGTTTTGAGTTCCAGAAAAATTATATGAAAGTCTTGGATCACCTGATGCTTCTGTTTCAGAAATCGAACCTGACCCTGATCCAGCACCTCCAAAACTTACAGGTTTAAATTCTGGTACAGGAAATAGCATCTGTGATACACCATCTAGAGCTAAAGCAGCACCAATACCAACTGCTGCTTTAGCTAAAAATCCTACTTTTGCAAATGGGGTTGCTCCTGCTGCTATGCCTTTTGCTGTAAAAGAGCCAAAACTTAATGGAGAAAACATAAATGCACCTGCAATCAACGTTGCTCCTAGTAAAACTTTTCCTACTCCTCCTCTGCTACCGCTAATAACAGGAACTATATGTATATCCTGTTGTCCTATTGGATGGTGTATTTCTTCTTGATTTACTGCATAATTACCAACTTTTACTTGATAGTATTTTGGATTAATATAAGTTTCAGCTTGTGGAAAATTATGAACTAAAAAACTTATTGCTTTTGGGAGGTTATCTACTTTAATTTCAAATTCTTTATGTCCAATAAATTCTGCAAGTTCTCCATATAATTTTAATTTACGCAACATAACGATACCTCCCTCCTGTGCATTTTAATAACCATTGAGAATAAGGCTCTCTACAAGAAAGTCTACCTACTTGATGGTGTAAAACATCCCCATCTAAGAAAATAGCTACATGATTTAATCCTGGAGAACCTATAGACATCAATAAAGCATCATTATCTATAGCTTTTTCATCAGGTCTTAATTGTCTAAATCCAGTTCTCCATGCACAACTTTCAAATAATGGATTTAGTAAAAAATCCTCTGGTGTTGTAGGGCGTTCCCAATCTCTTAATTCTATATTTAGTTTTTCTTTATAATAATCCCTTACAAAAGCCCAACAATCAGTTACACCCCATACCCAAGGTCTACCAAACAAAGGTGGTTTGTAACCGCATGGTTCATAATATCCCCATTCTTCTGTTTTTGGATTAACAATATGCCAAGGAAGATTACTTTGTTCGCAACTTATTTTATCTGCTTGACTTGCGATAGGTCGTGATATTGGATGACTATGTACAATAGCAGTTATATCACCTAAATTACTTCCTTTTATGTAATCCTCTGGATCAATAATAAAACATTGATCTGCTGTAGTTGATAAATTATGGCAGGGATAATACTTTTCTTTACCTTTAATATTTAATAAAAGACCACAAGATTCTGTTGGATCTACATTTTTTGCATGGACAAGTGCATCTTCTTTCCAAGTCACGATATAAATGTACCAATAGAAGGAAAATCTTTTTTTGTACACTGACGTTTAGGTGCGATAACACCAACCAAATCGAATACGGCTGCAAGTTCAAAAGTAACTACTTCTCTATTTTCTGATGCTTTTCTATCTATTTTATAAATTTCCTGCGGAAACTCTGCTGTAGAATCTGGCGTTCCTAAAGGATTTATACCACCAGGAAAATTAATAGCATCTAAATAACGTGCAAGAGTTCTTATTCTTGTAACAGTCGCTCCAGTAAGATCATTACCTGTTGTCACTTGGTTTACATTTAACAAAATAGCTGTAATAGTTCCCAGTGCATTACTTACTGTCATAGTAGGTCTAGGTAACTGTCCTTTTTGATAGGCAAAACCTTCAACCTGTATTGGAAACTTTAAATATTGTTCTCCAGCCCAAATAATATCTCCGTTAGCATTTAAATTTGATCCATTATGAAATCTGTATGTTTGTGCAGAACCATGTATCGAGGCATCTGTTGTAATTGTAAAAAGTTCAATTACTGCTGAAGGATTTATTTTTTGTAAATCACTAATAATAGAA